TCGGCGACGGCCATCAGGGCCATCACGTTCTTCGCTTCGTCATCGGTGGCAGTCAGGCCAGACTCCGACATGTACTTCTGGAACCCCGTGGCGTCCGCATCGGGGTTGTCTCGAAGCCAGTTGGCGGCCACTGCGGCCTTGTCGATGTTCTGCTCCCACAGCTCGCCGGCCGACAGCAGCGAGGCGAGGCCGATGAGTCGCTCGTGGTTCAGCCCGTGGAAGGCGGCGAGCCCCGCCGTCTCCTCGTAGGCGATCTGGTACCAGAGGGCCCCCCAGTCCAGCGTCCGGGCCTTCTCCGGGATGATGCCCCGGTAGATGTCAGGGGCCCGGTGGAGGTTGACCGACGACGGGGTCAGCTTGTCGGGGACCTCCTCGGGGACCATCACCTTCGACTTGTCGGGGTGGTACAGCTTTTTGCCGTCCTCGCCGGTGGCGTGGACCATGCCGAGCTTCTTGACGAGGCCCTTCGTGGTCTTCGTCCGCTCGCCGGTGATCCGCCTGTCGGCGACGATCTTCACGGGGACTGCTTCCAGCCCGATCCGCTTGGCGGCCTCGAGACGCTTGTTGCCGTCTCGGATCTTCGCCGCACCGGTGTCGGGGTGCCAGACGATCTGGAGCGGTTCCGCCATCCCGTTTTCACGAATGTCGACGGCGAGGTCGGTGACGTCGAGCTCGTCTGCCGGGTTGCGGGGCAGCATCTCGATGTCGGCGATCGGGACGACCTGCACCGTGTCGTCTCCTCGCAAAGCCGGGTGCGCCTCGGCGTACCGGGGAACAGCCCGCATCAGGTCGTCCCAATGCGGGATGACCTCCTTGTTCAAGAAGTCGGCGGCGTTCTGAGACATCAGGGCGACGGCGCCGTGCGGCTGATGCTGCATGATCATGTTCAGCCGCTTCATCGCTTCGGCTTCGGAGAAGCCGCCCGCAGGCACCCCGTCGAACTGGAGCCACGACACGGACACGCCGGGCTCCTCGCCGCCGAGGCGGATCTCCGAGACTCGGGCCCGCAGATCGAGAAGGCCGAACTGTGGGTGGCCGGCGCCCCGGGTCATCATCGACAAGTCGAGGACGGCGCTGGACAGGGACGCCACCTCGCTGGCGGAGAGGACCTCGCCGGACGTCATACGGCGCCACAGGTCGTCGACGCCGACATGCCGGTAGGCCGGGTCCAACTTGAGGATGTCGTCGCCGATCGCCGTGTCGAACTTCGACAGCTCGAAGGCGGCGGCCGACAGGTAGGCCTTTGTCTCGTCCATGCCGGTCGAGCCGAGGGTCCCCTCGGGGCCGTGCTCCGGGTTGTTCCTGACGAGGTTCTTGCCGAGGCCGACGATGAACCCGTCGATCTGCTTGTCGTTGGCCCGGCTCCCCGCCACCCATGCACGCTGCTGGTCGTCGTACGAACCGGTGATCGCTTCCCGGATGCGGGCGACCCGGTCGGACATCTTCCACTGGTAGGCGACGCCGCTCGTGGCGGCCATCAGCTGGCGGGACCGGCCAACGGTGGTGGCGATGATCCCGTTGGCGAGGATCGGTTCGTCCCACTGGCCCGACAGGGCGGACAGCTCGTCGGGCTGGAGGTACCGGGTCGTGACCGGCGGGGCGTCGTAGTCGTGGAGGCGGCCCGGGCGGGCGCCGGTCTTCAGGTGGGCGCCTCGGGCTCCACGGGTAGCGGCGCCGGTAGCGGCAGCGACGGCGCCGGTGGCGACAAGGCCGGCGGCCGGGCCGGCCAGCCCGAGGGCGCCGAACACGGCGGTCAACGGGTCCGTGTCGGACCCCATGATGTCGAGGCCCATCTTGGCGCCACGAATGTCGCCGATGACGGGGATGCCGTAGCTGACCTCGGTAGCGAGATCGGTCATCCCGCCGAACAGGTCCGCCAGCGTGAACTCGCCGGTGCTGCGCTGGGCGGCGAGCTGCCCGGCAGCGACGCCGGGCATCATCATCGTGGCGAGGTCGATCGACCCCTGCCCGACGCCCTGCTGCCTGATCGGCTCGAGCAGGGACGGTACGGGCGGCTGCTCCGGCTCTACCTCTTCCTCGTCGAACGTGTCGACGGTGAGGTCGGTCATCGCCGGCCAGTGATCAGGATGTCGAGGACGAGGGCCGCCCACTCACGGGTCTCTTCAGACACCTCGGGGTGGTTGGCGAGGGCGTCCAGCACGGAAAGGCGCTGCTGGTCTGCGGCTGCCGCCTTGGCCGGCATCGGTGCCGGCCCGGGTGCCAGCGGCTGCGACAGGGGGACGTCGGGCCTCTGCGTGGGGGCCAGCAGCGGGGCCGGCACGCCTTCGGGGGCGTTCTTCGGTCGGCCCGTTGGACGATTCAGGCCGGGACCGCCGGGGCCGGGGGTAGGGGCCGGCGCAGAAGCGCCGGTCCCCTCCGTCCCCGGGGGCCCCATCGGCGGTAGCGACTGGCGAAGCCGGGCGAGATCGGCCTTCTCGCCGTAGGTGCCGGACTCCGGCTTGTTGACCGACGTGTCAGACGTCGGCGTCTTCTCGATCTCCGGGACGTCGGCCATCAGTCGCACGCCTCACACGTCTCAGGGTTCTCGAGATCGCAGGCAACGTCCCCGTCGAGGTCGGCCATAGCGTCCATCAGCTTCTCGAACGCTTCGATGTCAGGGTGGGTGTCGGTCATCCCGTCACCTGCGTGCCGAGCATCCCGCCATCACCGGCCGGCGTCCCCAAACGGGCCAGCAGCTCGGCGCCCTCAGGCGGCGGGGGCGGGATCGGCGGGCCGCCGGGGCCACCGGGGCCGCCGGGCGGGCCCGGGGGGCCACCGGGACCGGGCGGCATGCCCGGCTCCACGGGGGCGCCGAGGCCCGTGTCGACGAGAGCGTTCTGGCGTTCCTCTTCCGGGTCGACGATGTACTTCTCGAACAGGTCGAACAGGTCGTCGCCCTTCTCCCGGGCCCGAGCGATCTCGACCAGCGCCTTGTTGGGGATCATCCCGGCCTCGAGGCCCTGTAGGAGCTTGGCGAGCGCCATGCCCCGGAACTTCTCGGCGTCGAGGCGGGACCGTTCCCGACCCACGTCGGTCAGGCCGTCGATGTTCTCCTGCACAAACTCCTTCGACACGAACTCGGCCTGCGAGTACTGGATGTGCAGCACGGCGGACTGAGCCGGGTCACGGCCGAGACCGAGGCCGTACTCGACTCGGAGACGGTGCTTCGTGTCGATGTCCGTCTTCGGGTTGTACTCCGTGAGGAACTCCTGATTGCGGAGGATGCCGGCGGCGGTCTTCTCGCCGGGGAAGTACGCCTTGTCGATCTCGAGGGCGATCCGCAGGGCACGTTCCATCTGGCGCTGGAGGATCTGGTGGTACGTCCTGATCGCCGTGTTCATCATGCCGGCGGACGCCTCGAGGAACTTCGCCGAGGCGATCGACTGGTCGATCTCGCCGGGCCGAGACTTCGGCCAACGGCCACCAACGTGGATGCCGTCGATGAGGGACATCAGGTCGGCCTGCACGTTCAGGGAGCTGACCGCCGGCGGGACCCGGCCGATCGCACCCTGCGGACCCAGCTCGATGAACGAACCGCCGCCGTACGGCATCTCGCCGATGAGGTCCTTCACGAAGATGTCCGAGTAGACGGCCTGATCGGCGTAATCGAGGATGAGACCCATCAGGCGAATGTGGGCCTCCAAGAGGCCTACTACCTGATCGAACTGGCCTCGGATCTCGCCGTCGAGGCTGACCCGGGAACCGACCACGACCGGGCACACCCCGATCTTGTTCTCGATGCGTTCGAGGAGAACCGGGTACGGGACGTCCGAATCGGACCGGTAGCCGACGAGGCCCGACGTGGACGCCTGATACAGGCCGGCAAGGACGTACTCGTCGGTGTCGTAATACTCTACAAGAACGACCTTGGCGTTCTCGTCGGGGTCCTCGAGGTCGCTGTTCTCGGCGATCGAATCCCGCAGGACCTGCTGGTACTCGGCGGGAAGCTGCGTGAAGAAGACCTCCCGGGAGAACATGCAGCGGCGAATCTCGTCGCCGGGCCGGAACCCGGGCTCCGGGTAACACTGCCGGGGGTCCCGGCGCTCGATCAGCGGGATCCGCTGCTCGAAGTCAGGGGTGATCGTCCACACAGACATGCCGTAGGCGGCCTTGTCCATCACCGACCGGGGGATCAGCATGTCCATAGCGTTGATGTCCATGTAGGACACGGCGACCTGCTCCATCGTGCGGGCGGTCGCCTTGGAGGCCTTCGTGGACTTCTCCGGCTGGACCCTGACGGTCGGCACGAGGGACGCCGACTCGGCGGTGTCCTCGAGGGCGACCTGAATCAGGTTCGGGGACCTCGAATCGACGCCTTCCTCATCCGGGTCGAAGATGTCGAAGTCGCCTCGGACGACCCGGTCCATCGTCTCCATGCGGACGTCCCGGTCGTAATGCCGGGACCTCCAGTGGGCGTACATCGCCGACAGGCGATCCAGCTCCAACATCAGGTGCGGGCCGTGACGGCGATGTCTAGGAGGGTGTGTTCGATCTTCGTCATAGGCCGTCCGGTTCTCACCTCGAACGCCCGCTCACGGACCTGCGCCTCGGTGGCGTCGGCCGGCATCGTGAAGTAGACGGGCTTGTCGTCGATCAGGGTTCCGCAGACGATCTCGTCGTCGCCCGCTTCGAGTGCCGCCTGCTCGAACGCCCGACGGTTACGGAAAGTCTTGAACATGGAGGCCTCAGCCCCCTACCCGACAGGTGTCACCGTTCCTGCCAGATTGTCGGGTCGATGTTGGTTGGTTGCGGCCCCTCGGCAGCGTCGTACTCCTCCACAGAACCGTGAGGCTCCGCCGTTCCAACGGTCTGGCGGCGGTACCCCCACTGGTCACGAGTCATGTGGCCCGGGCGCTGGTCCCGCAGTGCGATCCCCCGGACCTCCTGATTCTGGAAGTCGACGACCCGGCGGCGGCGCTTCACCCGGTTCGGGACCTTCATCCGTTCATGGAACATCGGGAGGTGCGCCCGGTTCAGCAGCTCCCGGCAGCCGAGGTCGGCGAACCACATCGACATCACCCGGTCCGAGACGGCGCCCATCGGGAAAGCGATCAGCTCCTCGACGAGGGGCTGGAAGGCTTGCGTCGACTGGGCGTTCCCCCACGGGATTGACACCAGCCCCGTCTCCATCAGTGGGGCCAACGACTCGACGCCGAACTGGGGGTCCCACTTGTTGCCGTGCGTGTGATGCGGCACGACCCGGACGCCCCGCTTGGCGAGGTGCTGGACGAGCTCCATGTCGTACTGGACGATCTGTGACTGCACGCCGTTGGATTCGACCCGCCACTCGAACAGCGGGTACCGGTCCGTCCAGTCGAGGATCTGGTCCTTCATCTGCGGGGCCTTCATCGACTTCACCGCCAACGAATCCACGAGGTACCGCTTGCCGGTCATCGGGTCCACACCGATCAGGGTGAACGCCGTGTACCCGGAGCCCTTGTTGCCGCCGGCCGGATCGAGGCCGGCGAACAGCCGCCACGTCGAGTCGTAATGCCCTCGGACACGGGACGTGTCCTTGCACATGTCGATCATGTCCTGCGTGAAGCTGGCCCCCACGCCCGGAATGTCGACCTGCTGGTAGATGAGCTGGAAGTCAGCGGGCCGCATCTCCGAGCGGTGCACGAGGGCTTGGTCGTACGGGAAGTGCTCCGGCCACAGGGTGGCCTCCGTCTCGTCATCCATGATGCACGGGTACCGCAGAACCTTGTAGCCGGCCCTCGAGGCCAGCTGCGAATACACGTCGCCCGGATTCACCCGGGTGCCGATCCAGATGGCCCGCCCCGACTTGCCGATCCTCGACAGGGCCTCCTTGTCGAACCACTCCAGCATCCCCGCCACCCGATCCGGGTTCCGCTGGTTATCCAACGTGGCGACGTCATCGAACTTCAGCACGTCGGCACGGCGGCCGTAAATCTGCTGGCCGACACCAAGGGCCGCCACCGTCGGATCCTTCTCCGCCGTCGTCCGGCCGGCAACGTAAATCTGCTCCGACGACCACGTCGACTGGCCATCCGACTTGAACGGCCCCCAGTCCAGAATCGGGTTCGGACCATCCCTGTACAGCTCCGGGTTCGTCAACATCTCCGAGATGCTGTGCATGAACGTCCGAGCGAACGGCAGAGACTTCGACACCAACAGGGTCCGCAGATTCGGGTCCCGGCAGATGTCGTACACCGTGTGCCACACCGTCACCAACGTCGACTTGCTGTGGTACGGCGGCATGTTGATCAACACCCGGCGGTAATCGCCGGTCACGGCGTCAGCGATCTCGTGATGAAACCCCGGGACGTCGTGATGCACGCCGCAGTCCGGGCACATCCACCCGGACAGGTACCGGTCGACGAACTCGACGAACGTGCCGATGCGGCGCTTCTCGTTGATGCCGAGCGGCCCGACAGCTGCTTGCGCCTTGGCTTGTTCGACTCGTTCGGCTCGTTGTTCCCGGGCCTGCTTGAGGCGGCCTGACAGGTGCTGGCGGGAGATCCCGTACTCGGTGGCGGCGTCGGACTGGGTCCAGCCGTCGTTCAGGACCTTGCTGATCGCCGCCTTGTAGCGGCGATCCTTGGACCACGTCTCGTACTTCTTCAGTCGGGGCTTCGGCATCCACATTCCTACCCGAGTCGAGTGGACTATGCTCGGGTGTCTAGTAGACCAGCCCGGGCGAGACAGTGATGCCAGCCCCCGGGTACAACTCGACTCTTCGGATTCCGAACCCCGGGCCACTGGCAGGCTGACCGGGAGGAACTTTCACCCCAACGGGTCTGTAAAGGGTTGCGAGTACAGGCATCGAGCGACGACGGCTCTCTAAAGAACGGTCGGGGACCACGGGAGGGGGGTTACGGGTCCGTTCCCGGGGGCAGTCTCCGGTCCGGCGCCGGCTACGGCGACGGTCCGGGAGAAACAGACAGAAACCGACCGGGAAGAGCCGGCGCCGACCCGACTGCCCAGCTGTGTCGGAATGTCGGCGACTTTCTGTGGTGCCTTTCCCCCCTCCCCCCGCCCGCTGGTTTATGGAC